TCATCCGTAGTTGGCAAGACACTACCATTATATGCAACTTGAGATGTAGAACTACCAATTGGATAGAAAGGATTTCTCAAATCAATTGTAAAACTGTTATATGTTGTGTCTGTGACCAAATGCGTTCCGTTGAATGATTCTGATGGAAATACTCCATAGGTTCCAAAGAAATTTTTCAAAGTAACATAATTATAGCCATTGGATTGCCAAAATTTAGTTGCAACCATCCCGCCGCTATCTGATATAGAAAATGTTACTTTTGTGTCTCCATTGAAAACTTTTAAAGAGTTTCTATTGAGCTTTTCTGCCCATAGATCATTTCCATTATCATCTCTTTCATTATTTTGTAGATAGATTTCTGCTTGAGTATTCGTATCAAACTTTGCTCGCGAAACTCTAAACTTCAAATCTTCCATTTGATCGGCAGTCCATGTAGATGCGTTCTGAGACTTAAAGAAGACGCCCGCATATGGCTGTTGTGATATCTTACCACTACCGTCTAGAGAATCTTCTCCCATTCTTGCTACATGACATCTATATCCCTGCGTATCTGCCATAATTACAATACAATATTCTGTCTCGTCTTGTACATATATCGGCGATGGGAAAACAAAAGATGTTGGAAGAGTACCATCATCAGAAACCGCAGCGTTTTCTGGATATACAATAGATTGTCCTAGTATTTTAGGGCCAGGATAACCATTAACAGTCTGTCTCAATTGAACTGTTACTGGTTTTGTGGCATCTTTAGTTGAGAAAAATAATTCAACTGCAGTGATAAAACATCCACCATCCTGATTAATCATGATAGTTTGTGCAAGAGGATCATACCATCCACCCGCCGTAACTGTCGTGTTTATACTAGTATCTGTAATGGCTTCAGAATCACTAACCTCTCTGGTAGAGAAGTCTGGAAGTCTAGTGAGAATAATTTGATCTGCAACTGTTTCGATTGTACCAGATGCAACATAAGTTGTCTGTGCTTCAGTATCAGTGTCCTGTGAATTATTAGGCTGGTCAGACATCTTAAAGATTCTTTCACCAGTTTTGAATTTCATGTTGTCTGAATTTGGAATAGAGAAAATACCAGAAACAAATCCAGAGGAGTCTGAAATTATAGAATCGCTTCCAGAAACAATTCCTGAAGCTTTCCATGTTCCAATATTTCTACTCTTTTCACCAGTTCCCTGATCTGGATCTGGATACACAATAAATATAGTTTCTCCTTCAGAAAAACCTAGAGAATCTGCGTTTGATTGTAAATGTAAGCGCAAACTTGTAGCAGCAAGATAATTTATATCGTAAATTCTTGCCTCAGTATTAGTTGTTCCGCCACGTATAATTACCTGCCCCAGATTATCTCTAACCAGACTTGGATTTTCTCTTCTCCAAGTCGCAGTAACAGCTGGAGTATCGGTAGTAGTAAGTTTTACAGTCGTTTTACAAAAATCAGAAACATTTACTCCATCAAAATATTGATATAGTTTTGTATTTGGTTTTAATTTCTCTCCGCTGAAATATACATCTCTGGCTCTAATAAATGGTATAATTTCTGTGCTTACAGTCCTAGTTCCAACGCTCTCTCGATCATCTCGCATAGAAACTAGTTGCTCTGTACCAGTTCTAGTTTTTTGTCCTGTCAAAGTAGTTGTAGTGATTGTTGTAGTTTCTTGTCTCACCAAACCAGCAGAGGCAACAATTGGAGTAAAAATACTTGCAGTGGCGTTGCTTCTATTTGCTCTTCTAGTAGAAGATGTAGAAGAATCGTCTCGGCCTGTCCAATTTTCTTCCCAACCATTCCACATGGTTCCCATCACACCATCTTGTGGCAAAAGAGCTCCAAATATATTATCATATTGTTCTCTTCTATCTGTAACAATATCTGGTGCCTGTTTTGTTTCTTTCCATTCGTCGGTTGAAGGGAACATAGAAATGCTTCCTCTAAATGTGAAGATTGCAAATGGGTTAACATTTACTGTTTTAGAAGATTTTTCTTGAGTAATCAAATATTCGCTAGTATATGGCAAATGGATTTTTTGTTCTTTGATAGCATAACCGCTAGAGCTTCTTGCATCTAATGTCATATTTACTAATTTTTCTGAGAAAAATGGACGCAGAACACCTTCAGTTTTACTGATTGAAACTTTATAATCTGGATCAAATACGTTACCAACTGTATGGTCTACAAATCTATCTACAATAAATCCATTTTTAAATCTATCATTTCCATTTTCATCTTTTACTGCTAAATCCATGGTATCTTTTTCTAGCATGTTCAGAGATGTATAGTATTCTAGATTTTCAATTCTTTTTTCTAACTTACCGATATCGCGCATTGTATATCGTTTATTGTCGCGCATCTTAGTTGCAATTGCTTTAGGCCCGACAGTATATGGATCAGATTCTAATTCATATAATACCATACCCTCTGATGGATCTTCTGGCATAGATGGATTTTCTGCTGGAGAACCATATTTCAATCTAACTCTTCCAAGCTTGTCCATGAATAGTTTATCTTTTCTTGCAAGGTAAACTCTGAGATCAGCACTCACTGCAGTACCATCAATTGGATAATCCGTTGCCGAGGAAACCATACCTCTTCCAAATGGATATCCTGTAGTTTGTATATAGCTGGCAACAGGGCGGAAATCTAAGACATCTGAAAGTCTCTCAGAACCATAATATCCAATACTTGCATATCCATCAACATATGAGTCTACAGATGCATAATCTCCAACTCCATGGTTATAATATGAATATATTGCTATCGGTCTACCACCACAAGGAAGACTTCCTGGCTTCAGATCCAATTCTCCCAATTGAATGATAGATGGTTTTTGTCCATCGAATAGATCATATCTGTCTGTGATATCATTAAGTTTGACAGGAACTTCTGTAGGATTTGTTATAAGATTTCCATTAGTCCAAGCATTAATAATTTCTGTATTAAATGGATTTTCAATTCCATCAACAACAAGTAATACTGCTAATTCTGTAAGAGAAGTTGTTACAGAGTTGTCTAAATTTACATTAAATGGAGATTGTCCAGTTTGTTCATAAAATTCATAGGCCTTGAATGCAAAATCAAAATCTGCTGTAGTCATTTCATGAATAAATTTTTTGTTGTCTGAGACAACTCCAGTTCTATATGCAACATTATTTACATTACAGGTGTCATATAATTTTATTAATTCTCTAACATCTGCGTTCTGTAGTTGCAAATTCGACAAACTCATACTAACATCACCACTTGCACCAACCGCAAAACTAGGATTGACAGTTCCTGTAGATGCGCTACTATTGATTCCCAACACATCTGCTTCATAGGAACTAGTCGTATCGTTAACGGCACCAACAGTGTTGTCGTAATTTGCAGAATTGATAGCAGAGCCTTCAATTCCAACAAGACTTAATGGCAATTCGATGTAATTTTTTACTAGAGTTTTTGTTTTTTCTTTTGCATTAGTCTTTTTCATGGGAACTAATGCAGTAAATCCAGAAGTAATAGCACCAGTACCTGTCACATCAAAAGAAACCGTTCTCAAGTCTGCAGAAAACGCTAGGTTTTGTATATATCCAACAAGTCCAGAAGTATCGCTTGAATTAGCACTAGAAAATATGCTATATAGTGATGGAATATTTTCAAAATATGTATCTGCCTCGGTAGCAATTAGAGTAACAGTACCAGTAGGAAATGAAACTGAATTGAATTGCTTCATCACAGAATATTGAGTGTCAATTGAAGAAACACCTGTCAATTCATTTATGTTTCTTGCAGTCCGTACCCATTTTTTTCCAGTATCAACTAAACTAGATCCGCTAGTGTTATGTAAAACAGATTTACTAAAAATTCTGGCAAGGACATTTCCATTATCGGCCGTTTGAGAATTATTCCACGAAGCTGCATTTGTAGTTGACGTATCTGTAGAAGGTATTGCCTCGCTGACTAGTTCATTTGTTGTAAATGAGGCAGATGGTAATACTCCAGAACCTTCTGCTCCGGCAGTAATATTTCCAGAGTTTAAAGGTTTTATCAGCATGGTATTGGTTATGTTATTATGATAATAATTAATACCTCTAAAGTTTACATTATATCTATCAAATATTAAACTTTTAGGAGTAAATCCACCCTGCACTTCAGTCAAATCTAATTGTGTCAGAATATTTCCGGCATTTTCATATATGTCAGAACCAGAGTTGGAGACTGTTGTTTCGCTCACAATAGACCTTGCGTCGATCATTGTGTATGGTTGGGTTGTTCTAGGATTTAATTCATATTCAATATCATATAGATATACTTTATAAATCGCAGATTCTTTTGATTGCTCAATATCATCTGTTGGTCTATAATTAGATTGTAGATAGTTATTCAATCTTGCACTATCAGAAGACTCTGAAAAATATTCTACAGCCTTTACTTTTGCTGTTGCAATAACATCAGCACCATAAATATTTGTTCCTAAAGTGGTTCCCCCACCTTGAAAAAATATAGAAGTTGGATCGTATGTTATCGTATGAAGATAATCTGCTTCACCAGAATCTATATTAGAATCTATATTAATAAATTGAGTAGTTCCACTTTGCGACGAATGCACATTTACAAGATTGACTGATTCATCAATTTTAAATAAACCTTTAGTATCTGTAACATATATAAATGAACCCAAATTTACTGGCATATACTTATTATTGATTTGATAATTACTTCTAGATTTATCAAATATTACATACTTAGATTGATTTGAAGATGGTTTTCTTTCAATTTCATATCCTCTTACATATGCCTTACCAGCTTCAACCCCTACTGCTAGTTTATCTCTAATCGCATCTAAAAGATTTTCGTGCGTCTGGCCAGGATAGTATAACAATCCAGTATTGTCTAAATTTTGATCTGCATATGTCGTTAAATCTATAGTAGAAATTGTATGGGCCTGTCCTTCACCATCAACAACCATTCCTAAATCATCTGGAAAATTTTGTAATGCAAAATCTTTTGCAGCAACCTCAGTTTCAAAAACTAAATCCGACATCGTATATACGCCGCCGTTATTATTTTCGCTGAAATATTCTCTGATATCTAATTTAAATGGACGAACTGTATAATCACCAGATTCGTCATATGTTCTTCTAGCTAACGTTTTCATCAATACAGAATAATCTGTAGAAGAAACATAGTTGCTAACAAATCCATTTCTAACTGCAATCAACTCAACAAAATTTGTAGTATCAATTGCGTCATAATCTCTCTTAGCAAGAGTTAATTGAACCTTATATCTATCAGCGCCAGGAGAATTATAATTAGTTGTTCCTAATGAATTATCTAGAAGACTTGGATCGTCATTATAATTAACGACAGATTCCGATATTTCTAGGCCAATTTTATATGATGGTGTGTTTGAATATTTGTCAAGAATTAAACTCTGAGATGCAACTCTTACCAAATTTCCATTGATGTAGTACACGCCCTCTTCGATAAATGCTTGCGATCCAATTCCGATTGGATTTTGTACAGTTGAAGATGTTTGAACTGTACAAACTAAATTCACCCCATCGGTTGTTGTTGCAACAAGTTCTTCTCCCTCGACGAAAGTAGAAGTTTGTCCTTCAGAAATTGTTACAGTTTCTCCATTTACAGTAAATGATGCTGTACCGCCATCTAGTATGTTTACTGTCGTTCCATCACTAAATGTTGTAGAACCAGATGTTGTACCATCCAAATACTTTAAGTATAATGTTGTAAACTCGTCGTTGTCGCCGTCGATTACATCATCATTATTCAAATCAACTTCATCGGAGTAATTGACAACCAATGCACGTATGCCTGTGCTCTTACCCTGTACTATCTTTCCCACGAAACCATTGGCAGTAGAAAGTGTTCCGTTAAGAGAAACTTTGACATAATTTGCCTTTAAGTCCAACGCGGCCTGGCCAGGAATTACCATTGCTCCTTCTTTGAAGAAATGGTCTGATAAATTTGATATTTGCCCCTGCAAAATACTTTGCAGTTGGGTCATCTCTCTTGCCTGAACAGAATTGCCGGGCTTGAATAGTATTTTTAGATAACCCTTATTTACGTCAAAATCATCAAAATAGGGGGTGACATTAAGATTTAAGGCCATATTTTCTTTCTCTCAATTTAATTAAAATTCAAAGACAACTTTGATATCTTCGATCTGGTCGATTGCTCTAGCCACTGGCTGTCTGTTTTCTGTATAAAGTACTTTGCCAGAACCAGTCAAAATATCAAATGGTTCTTCATCAGCAGTTCCAAAATCTGGGTGTTTTGGACCTCTGTAAGATTCTTCCGTTGCCGGTGGATTATCAGACGTTGCCTCTTGAGGATCTGCCACAATTGCGATTTGTCTGAACTGTGCCTCATCACCAGAAACAGGGAATATAACTTTAGTTTCAGAATTTCCTAAACTATTATCTCTGGTTGATTGTTCGTCATACTCCAATCGCATGGAAACCATAACATAATATCCAGCTAATTCTTCTATTGCATTGTACCCATGACCATAATCTGGAGAAATAATCGGTTTTACTTTACATGCATTCACATTTTGATTTCCATTACCATCCACTGCAGGCACATTAGATGTATCAATCTCGGCAGAATCTACTGCACTCCAGTTTGCACCTTTAGCAGTAATTACCATGCTAGAAATTTTATCAATAGTAACAATACCATATGCAGCAAACCCTGCACCATTTCCGGCAACTGAAACGCCAGGCGCAATGATGAGGTTTCTATCAGCACCACCAGTAAAGGTGCCGTTGACTGTCACTGCAGCTGTGGTTCCAGTGACGTTCCACTGTGTGATTTCAAACTGTTCATTATTCCCCAAATCGATTATAAAATATTTTGTATAATCAAGAGATGTATTAGATATATTAGGAACAGATAAAGTATTTCCTGTTAATGCTATTCCAGTTTTATTAATATTCGGGTGATATCCAGACCCCCCTGATACCGCACCACCCACTTCATTTGGTTCGATTTTGATCCACTCAATTTCGCCATCTACGCCGGCAGCATTTTGTTGAATTTGCCACTGCACATATTCTGCACTAGAAACATCCACTGGCTCATATAAGATTGTATCAACTGGAATATAATCTTTTGTTAAAAACTTTAATGCATCCGACAGTTCAATTGAATACATGTACTTCCAAACATATCCATCAGAAGTTTCTTGAAATTCGGTAGTAGAGGTTGAAGTAGGTTTGACAGTAGATGCAACCGTTTGCACACCTACAGCATCATCTACATATGCTCTGTTATTAATACATTTATACACATTATATTGATTTCCAGAATCTGTTACAACAT